GTAGATTCAAAAGTTAATGCTATTCCAACTTTTAATTCTAATTTATATTATCCTAAAACAGATGTTTATAATAAAACTGATGTAAACGCTTTACTTCATGATTATGCTAAAAAATCAGAATTACCTGATTTTACAAGATATTACGATAAATCACAGATAGATTATGCTTTTGTTAAAAAAACAGAAATTTCATCTTTACAAGATCAAGTAAGCACAAATGCTGCTAAATTAGTTGATGTATATCAAAAGCATCAAGTATATAATAAATCTGAAGTAGATACAAAAATTGCTGCTATTCCAACATTTAATGTTTCACAATATTACAATAAATCAGAAGTAGATTCAAAAGCAAATTTCGCCCATCAAAATGCAATAGATGTTTCTTCTGAATTAATAACACAAAATGTTAAAGAAATTAATAAAAAGATTGCAGGTTTATTAACAAAGGAATCTGTTTATACTAAAGCTCAAATAGATGCAAAAATTCCAAATTTATCTGAATATGTTAAAAATAATTATACTGCAACAGATTTGCAACTTAACACAAATGTTAAAATTAAAGGAACATTACAAAAAGATAATTCAGAAGTAGGCGATCCAGATGAAGATTATATAACTTCTAAATATTTTGGTGATAATTTTCCAGTATTTTTTGATCAAAAAATTAATATAATAGCCGCCGGAAGTGTTGATAATTTTGTATTAAAAAATCAAAAATATACATCACCAGCATATACTTTTACTGAAAAAACAAATGAAGTATCTTTGGCTATTATAGATAATTTTAAACAATTTAATAATTTTGTAATTACTTTCACAGATACTCCAAATAAATTAGTTTTAAGTGGTCCACAGATTGGTCAATCTGGTGTAATTAAAGTAATAAATGCAAAGAAAATTAATGGATATGATTCTAATTTAAAAACTACCGTAGCATTACCAGTATTAGATAAGTTAAATGATACAGAATATTTTAGTTATTATGTATTTTCAGAAAATGAAATATTATTTTCTAGGATTTAGAAATGATATATCAATTTTTTAAAAGACCACAAGAAAGTGATAATCCATTATTAAAATTTACTAAATATCAACGTGGTATTATGTATGAAATGTATAGACAATTTGGTCAAGGAGAAGTAATTGGTAAATACAATGCAAATTATGGATTAAGATGTCTATATGATGATAATAAAACAGCTGTTTCACAGCAAAAAATACCAGATCAAGAGGGTAGTTATTACCTAACATTCACCTTTGATGGTGCCCCATTTGCAGAAATTAAATTTTCTGTAGATGGAGCTGATATTATACTTCTAAAGTGGTTTGATTTTGTTGGAGAAAATATGAGTCCAGACGGTGGTTATGAACCTTCGAATGATAATTTACCTAATTATGATGTATTAACAGATGAAGAACGCAATTTTTATCAACGTTTTAGATTAACAAATTACAAAGGTATTATTTGTGGTGAATTATATAATGGTAAATATTTTCTTTTTAATTCTATGAATCAATCAGAGCGACGTCAGATATTCTTATGTAAAGACGACAAAAATAAAACTTTTATTTGTTTTGATACTGAATGTAAAAAACCGATAATATATGTTTCTTTACTAAAAGATGCTACAAATCAACAAGGGCAAAAAACAACACTTTTAAAAGTTTTACAATATGTTGATCCAACATTTAACTCTGCACCAAAAAATTTAGTACCAATAAATTAAAAAGGTTAAAAATATGACAGAATGGAAAATTTTAATACCAGCGAAAGTTACAGAAAATGGAAGTTTTGATACTTCTAATTTGTTAACAATAGAGCAATTTAATTCTTTTAAAAATTCAGATTTAAAAGATATTAAAAAAGAAATAAAAGACTTAAAAGATAGACCAACAACAAGCGTTGATACTTCAAAATTTGTAAGTTCAGAATTATTTAATGATTATAAATCTTCAAATGAACAAAATATAACTTCATTAAAAGAAAAAGTTCAAGTTTTAGAAAATAAAGAAATTCCAAATACTTCTGATTTTGTAAGAAATTCAACATTCAATGAATATAAAGAATGGGTAAATGGATATTACTTAGGCAAAGAAGAATTAGAAACTTCATATCTTAAGAAGAATGACTTTGTTGGTGATTTGGAACGATATTCAAGAAGTGTAGGTAATATTCTTATAACAACAAATAATTTTGAAACAAAATTTGAGTATTATTTACCTCTTAAAGCCGAAGCAGCATTGTCAGATACTTTTGTAACAAAACAATACGGTAATAGTACTTATGCATTGAAATCAGAATTACCTACAACTCAATTCAATGCAGATAATTATTATGTTAAAAATGAAGTAGACAGTAAAATAAAAAATGTGAAATTACCAGATTATACTACATTAGATCTAGAATCATGGCCGGAAGACGCCTCAATAGATTTTAAAATAGGTGAAAGCGGTTATGTAGATGAAGATTATGGTTTCAGCGGTGAGAATGATTTTGAAGATAAAATTCATTTCGCTATTTTGAAGAAATTAGGATTTAAATACACAACAAATTTCGTCACTAGATTTTTTCCTAATATGAGTGATGATTTAGAAATTAATGTAAATGGTAAAACTTACAAATGGCAATATGGGGCTGACACTTTTAGAGGAGATATTGATGTTGGAAAAAATGCAAGAAATGAAGATAATGAATATCGTTTATATTTTTTCATGAAAAGTGAAGACAATAAATATTTACCTTGCAGTGTAGTTTTGAAAATAACTCCAGAATTTGTAGAAGCCTCTAAGAAATTAAGAACAAAAGTAGAATTTAAAGAAATATATTATTATCAGGAAACAGATACTGATCGAACAACTAAATATCATCCAAATTTCATTAATGAAACAAATGCTAGAGAATTATTTAAAGACGCTACATTTGAAGTAAGTAGTTTGGGTTATGATCTTGTTATAACTAGTTATGACTGGAAAGAAGTAATTTTAAGTTTCTTGTTTGATGTTAAAAGATAAAGAGTAAAAGATGGATTTTAGTTTTTTTGATATATTAGGTGACACTTTAGAAAATTTAAATGAAAAAGATAGATCACATCAAGAAAGTATTGATGAATTAAAGAAACAATTGAATGAAATTCAAATTAAATTAAAAGAACCTCAGAAATAAGATAAAACTCTATAATAGAAAATAAAATTTAAAATTGGTTTTTTCTTATAAAGAATATTTTAAAAAATATTTTTGCTTAGCAAAACACTTTATGTTGTTAAAAATTCTATAAAAAGATGTTAAAATTATTAAGATAAATATTAAAAAAGGATAAAAATATGAAATTTTCAGATATATTTAATGAAGAATTAAATGAAAAGGTTCAAGGTTTAGATGAATTTTATAAAAAAGTTAATCAATTACATAATGAATTTGAAAAATTATCATCTATTTTTGAAAAAGAAATTGATAATGTTTCAGACAATTTAAAAAAGAAAAAAGTTCAATCAGCAGAGAAAAAAATTCAATCTCGGTGGTTAGATTTTGTTAAAACTATAAATGCACTATAAGGGAGTTAGTCTCCCTTTTAATAAAGGATTAAAATGATAGGAGAAATTTTATCTCTTGAAGAAATTGAGTATTTTAAAAATAATAAAGATCAAATAACAGAAGAATTATTAAAACTTCTTAGATCTAAAGGAGATTTAGGTAAAAAAATTGCTCTTCAAATTCTAGACACAGAACAAGATAATGAAAAATATTATTTAGATGCATTTGGAAATAGAATATCTTATAATGGAGATAGAGCATTAAAAAAAGCTTTTACTTCAATGGCTTTAGCAGATATTCATATAAAAGAAATAGAAAACTGTAAAAATAATATTAATCATTTTATCGATAATTATGTTCAAATTATGACTAAAAAAGGAACAAATTTTCCAGAATTAAGAGAATATCAAAAAGATTTTATTAAAATTTTAGATAATCCAGAAAATGAAAATATTATAAGTTTGCAGGGAAGGCAATGCATAAAAGGTGATACTGTCGTAACAATAAATAATAAAAATGTAACAATTGAAGAACTATTTAATTCAAATAATATTGAAAACATTGAAGATTCTAAATTTGTTGCTTCTGTTTATCCTAGTAATTCATTTATTAAAACTGATGTTGGAAATATCAAAATAAAAGCACAACATAAAACAATTAAATATAATATTATATTAATAAAAACAAAAAACCATTATTTAGAATGTGCAGAACAACATGTTTTAATAGATAAAAATTATAATGAAATTTATGCAAAAGATTCTTTATATAAAGATATAATAACAGAATCTGGAATAGAAAAAGTTTTAGAAGTTAAAAAATTAAATATAAAAGAAAATTGTTATGATTTAGAATTAGAAAAACATCATTTATATTTTTCAAATGGTTTGTTATCTCACAATTCTGGAAAATCAGTGACTGTTGGTGAATATTTAACATATAAATTTAACTTTTTTAAAGATGTTACTATAGGAATTTGTGCCAACCGTGCATCAATGGCAAGAGAGGTGTTGGACAAGGTCCGAAAAATGTTCATAACGATACCAATGTGGATGAAAATTGGAGTAGTTACATGGAATAAAGGTTCTTTAGAATCAGAAAAAAAGTCAAGAATTTTAACAGATGCGACTTCTGGGGATAGTTTCAGAGGATTTTCTTGTTTAGAGGGAGATACAGAAATTGAAGTTTATAATAAAATAAATAAACAAATAGAATATAAAAAAATTAAAGATTTATATGATGAGATAGGATTAAAATGAAAATTTATAAAACATTTTTACAAGAAGCTGGTATTTGTTATTTTATAGATATGTTAAATCAAAATTTAACTTTTGAAAATTATAAACCATCTGAAAAAATAAAAACTTCAATTCCTTATAATTCAGTAAGAAAATATTTAACGAATAATAAAGATTGGTATATTGCTGCTTTAGAAATTGCTAATACAATTTTAAAAAATATTGATATTACAGATTATATTATACATTATAGAACAGAAGAAAGTTCTTTTATTTTTAAACAAGGTAGAATTTTATCTAATTTGCAACCAAATAAATGGAATGCTTCTGATATGTTTTTAATAAAAAAGAATTATGCAATTCCAGAATATATAGATATAATAAAATTAAATGAAAATTTAAATAAATTTGATAATATTATTGGAATTTCTTTAAAAAAAGGTGTAAAAAAAGCAAGACTAGGAAATTCTACTTTAAACTCATATAAAAGATACACATTACACACAATTATAAATGATAATTTTAAAAATTTTATGAAAGATTCGTTAAAAAAATTAAAAACAGAAAAAATTTATGTTAAAGTTCTAGATTTAAATTTTGAAAAGAATTTTGAATTAATAAAAAATAAGAAAAAATCACCTAATTTTATAAAATCTATTTCTTGTGTTTTACAATTTTTAAATGATTTTAAGATTGAAGATAAAGAAGAATTATTATATGAATTTATTTCTAGATGTTTATCAAATACTCCTCTTTCAGCTAATTATAAAAGAGCAATAGGTTCAACATTTGAACAAGTTGGAAATAATCCATTTTCTGTAAAGATTGATTCTATTTTATTAAAATTAAATGGAGAAAATGATTTAAACTTTAATATAACCTTAAATGATTCGCATAAATGTAGATTACAACTCAGAAGCATAAAAAATAATCCAAGATTTGAATTATTAGATACAACTTTATCATTAAATGGTTATAAATTAATGAAAGACTTAATTATATGAATTCTAAATATTTAATAAAAACATTAAACGGATTTAAAGAATTTGATGGAATAGTTAAAAGTCAAGATAAAGAAGGATTAAAAATATATTTTGATGATAATTCTTTTATTTCTGTAACAAAAAATCACAGATTTGTAGATAAAGAATTAAAATTAGCTCAAGATTTAAAAGTAAATGATATTATTAATAATAAAAAAATTATAAAAATTGAAAATATAATTTCAGAATTTTATGATCCTTTTGGCGTTCATGGAGATAACACATATTTGGTTAATGGAATAAATAATCACAATTGTAATATTATATTGATTGATGAATGTGTAGAATATAACGAAACAATAATATTACAATTTAATAATAAAAATTTAACTATAAAAATAGGTGATTTTTATAAAATTTACAATAAAAACATAACATATAAAGTAAAAACTTCTAATGGATTTAAAAAATTCGATGATATTAAAGAAACATATTCAGAAGAAAATATAAAAATATATTTTGATAATAATTCCATAATAGTTACTCCAAATCATAAATTTTATATTAATAATTCATTTGTATATGCTAAAGATTTGAAAATAAATGATGAAATTTTATTTAATCATAATATAGAAAAAATAACTAAAATAGAAAAAGACGTAAATTGTTCAAACAAATTTTATGATTTAATAAATGTCGATGAAGGTCATCACTATACAGCTTCTGGATTTGAAGTTTCAAATTGCGCATTCATAAATTCTAATATGTTTAATGAGTTTATGGATAGTGTTGCACCATCACAGTCGGCTTTAAGTTTTAAACAAATGATAATGATTTCAACTGCAAATGGTAGAAACCATTTTTATGATTTTTGGAAAGATGCTTCAGAAGATATAAAAACTTCTAAAAACGGATTTGTAAAATTTGAAGTCAATTGGAGAGATGTTCCAAGATTTGATGCAAAAGGAAATAAACTAGAACCAGATGAATTTAGAAATATAACTATTAAAAAACTTGGGTCTGTTTATTTTGAGCAAAACTATGGAAATTCATTTATTGGTTCTTCAACAACTTTAATTCCTGGTGAAATATTAGGAAAATATAACGCTAAAGATCCTGAATTTCGTTATCAACCTGGATTAAATGTTTTCGAAGAAGTTCAACCACAACATAAATATATTTTAGGAGTAGATCCTGCCAAAGATGGATTAGATTATTTTGCTGTTCAAGTTTTAGATATAACTAATCTAAATTTTAAACAGGTTGCTGCTGCTAAATTACAAATAGATTATCTAAGTATGCCAGAAATATTGGTTGAATGGGCTCAAAGATTTAATAATGCTTTATTAGTAATAGAAAATAATGAAGGTGCTGGTCAATCAATAGCAGATACAATTTTTAGAGATTATGAATATGAAAATATGTATTTTGATTTAAAGAAAGAAAAAGATAAAGATAAATCTAGAAAAAAATATCCAGGTTTTAGAACAACAAAAGTAACTAGAGATTTATTATTGCAAACAATGAAAGTTCTAGCTCAAGAAAATAAACTTTTAGTTCAAGATAAAGAAACTATAAATGAATTATGGGATTTTAAATTAATAAATGGTAAATATCAGGCTGATGATGGAAAACACGATGACACTGTTATGGCTTTGGCTTTATGTTTGGTTCCATTTATCAATATTAAAAACTTTGAAGATATGAAAGAAGTAATAAAAGCGATTAAATCTAAAGACACTTCAGAAGATTTTGATGATTTAATTGTTCTTGGAAGTTTTGACGATTTTATAGATGAAGAAACTTCTAAAAATTATGAATACATAACTAATTCAGGATATTACTAATTTTTATAACCTCTTTTTATAGATTTATGCCTGGTATTCTAAGTAAAAATCTACAAAAAGAGGTATAAAAAATTTTTGCTAAGCAAAATTTCTTTTATAATTTTATTTAAAAAAAATTCCGTTTTATAATCTTATTCTCTATTATAGATTCTATATTAGGAAAAAAAAAAA